AAAGTGCTGAAGTCATTAAGTATCCTCAAAAAAGACAGATACTTACTGAACAAACTTCAGTAGAACATATCATCAAAAAACTTATTGAAGCTAAGCATCTTGCTAGATTAAATTATCTCAGGAATGTAGAGTTTAAAGAGGAGTTTTCTGATGCACTTAAAAACTTTCCTAGGGTTTATAAAGACCTTATGAATCATTATGAAACTACGAAAGTTAAATTAACTAAACAGGAGCATATAAATGGATAAGATATATATAAAACTTATACCCAATGATGAAAGGTCTGCACCAAATCATCCAAGCTATGTAGCACCTATTAACCCAAAATCTCCAGAAGGTAAAAAATGGAGAATAGGCGTTAAGATAGGTGATGATTGGTATAATCAAGCAGCCTTTGATGAAACTGCGGAAGATGGTACACCTACCGGTGGACTAACTGTGCAGCTTACACCTAATGATAAATCAAAAAGTGGTTCATCAAGTGGTGGTAAACCTAGTTATGTAGGAGGAAAACCTTTTGCAAAACAAGGATCGTATGGTAATAATAAACCTCAGAGATGGTAACATTTCTGTAAAACTTTGAGGCGAGGTTTTTTAGCCATTCCTTTCTGGCTTTTTTCTTTAGTTGTTTTCCTCGCCTCATTGTAAAAGGGAAAGTGAAGTCCTCAAGCTGAAGGGTTATATAGTTTAATTGCATTCTTTATGATCCTTCAGTTTTATTTATGACAGATAAAGTATATAAAAAACAAGTTGGAGGATCACATTATTCCTCAATGCGTATCCAACCTTCAGAATTTATTAATAAAAATAACATTCCTTTTGCTGAAGGAAATGCTATAAAATATCTATGCAGACATAAACAAAAAGGACAAAAAGAGGATTTATTAAAAGCAAAACACTATATAGATATGGCAATAGAGAGAGATTATACCAATAAGGTTCTTGACAAAAAGGTTAAAAATGTCTAAATATCTAAGGTATCAACATGGAGAAGCTAGTTTTACGCAAGTAGAACGCTTTGATAATGTAGAGAAGGCTGCAGATCCAACTGCTAAAGGTGAATCTGTAGAAATAAAAGTTGATGATATTAAAATTAACTTTTCAAAAGTGAAAAAGGAGAAGAATGGAGCAAGCGTTGAAAGCTCGTCTGCAAAAGTACAGAGACCTACAACAAAAGAAACACGACAAGATGTTGGAGGCAAATGAGAAAGTAAAAAAGTATAAAAAGGATAGCAATAGATTACTTTTTAAAATTGAGCAGACTAAAGAACTTTTAATGACAACTTAGTCATTAAACTTATAATTGAAAAAAAAACATAAAAACCCTAGGAGAACTATGACCCGAAAAAATCCTCAAGACGCTTTTCAAGATCATATTTTAACATTAAACAATAATTATTTAATAAAGGAAGTTAAATCTTCATACGATTGCTTAAGTAATAAAGAACAAAAATTATATAAACTTGGTTTTTTAAATGGATATAGAAATAAAAAATTCCAAGGAATGAGAAATATTATAATAGAAAAAAAATCATCAAAAAAATTTGGAAAGACAGAGAAACAACTTATAGGTTTTAGTTTTTATAAACCAAGTTCAAGTGTAATTGAAAGTATTATTAATAAAGTTTGTATTCATTGTGAGGTTAATAAAAAAGAAT